AATCAATGCTGGTTCCCGAGCTGCCGGTGTTGTAGGTGCTGGTTAGCCTAATCGTAGGAGTGATCCCGGCACCAATCGCACCCGCGCTTACCTGCAACTTCTGCCCGCCGTCCGTCGCCGTGCCGATGAGGACGTTGCCGCCGCTGGCATTGAAAATGTTATTACCCGTGCCGCTGACGGTAAGGTTGCCCGAGAGGATGGCGTTGCCGGATGGCGTAATCTTGAAGGCATCTGCCGAGAACGTGCTTCCGTCAGCCGCCGTGGACGGAATAAACGACAGCCAGTTACCAAGAATGTTTGACCCGATCTGCCAGTTGTTCGCAGCACTCGCGGCCTGATTCTGAATTTGCAGAATCGTCCCCTTGGATGAATTGCCATTTACCGTTAGCGATATGTCGCCAGCGGTATTGCTTGCTCCGGTTGAGACACCGCGATTGGTCGTCAGCGTCCCGCCCACCGTCGCGTTGCCGCTTAGGTTCAAGCTGCTGCCAGTCGCCGCGCCGATGTTCGGCGTGACGAGCGTGGGCGTGTTGGCGAAAACAAGAGCGCCGCTGCCGGTCTCGTCCGAGATCACTCCCGCCAGTTCCGAGGACGTTGTCGCCGCCAACGCCGACAGGTTGTCCGTCGTCACCACCAACGTCTTGCTAGCCGGAATCGTAGTACCGTTAATCGTCCCTGTTCCAGCAACTGTAAGATTCCCGCCAAAGCTAGGGCTAAAGGCACTAAGCTTGCGCGTGTTATTTGCGCTTCCATCAATACCAAAAAAGTCAGTAGACGAGGAAGACGAGGCCGTCGTCGGAATGTCTTTGATGCGAATGTTAGGCATTTTAGTAAATCGCTACCAACTGATTCGTAAACTCATCCACGATTTCATCCCCCGTATCTGTGATCAGCACATAGTCAGCGAGTGGAGGAGATGGAACATCTGCCTTGCTGATCAAAATATCAGACCAGAAAATGGGATCAGCCAGTTGCGGACGCACCCGGTTATTAAGCGAGGTTTTCCGGCAAAGTAGGGCTGTCTCAAAGACGTTAGCCATTAGAGGAAGTTAAGCTCTTGAATCTCACAGATAACAGTAGTAGCGTCGTCCTGAATAGCTTTAGCAGTAAGAGCAAGCTCACGCGGCCAATAAGCCGTAGAACCCTCAGGATACTGGAATCCAAGGCTAGTAGTAGGCAGGGTGGTCCCATCTAGCGTAACCCGCGCACCACTCCCAGTAAACTGGATAAATACGTGGGTAGTATTCGCGTTGAGCGTAAAGTTGATGATGTTCACCGCACTACTACCAATCGAACGTTGGGTGTGCGTAGTGCCTGCTTGGGCCACCGCCTGCGAGGGCGTGTTAACGATCTTTGAGTTAGCCATTTTAGTAGGTAAACTGGGACATCACCACCTTGGAGTTTGCGCCGCTCTGAGCCTTCATCTTAGCAAGACGAGCAGCCTCCTTTGACCACCAGCCCTCAAAAGGAACTACAATATGGTGGCCGTTACTAGCAGAGGGCGCACTACCATCAAAGGTAATGTGCAAATCGCCACCAGTAATGGTTATGTAGCAACAACTGGTGCGAGGATCAAAGGACGTAGCAAACTGCGAAACCGCTGCATTTGTAACGGTAAGCGTCTCGCCGGGTTGCGTGCCATTGGGGATAGGATGAAGATTAACAACGTAACTATTCATTAGGAAAGGCGATATGAACGATTGAGATGCGTAGAAATACGGTGGGCTACAACACCCGACGACCTAACTACATCAACATTAGAAAGCTCCGAATCAAGCAAGTTTTGGGCAAAAGTTTCCTCAACAACAGCAACATCATTTTTACCATCTGAACGCAGCCAGTCAGCATAGGCCCCGTGACTAATGTACTCTTGCCACTCATCTGGAATATTAGTACTACCAGTAGTGTAAGGTCCGTCCCAATAAATCTTGTAAGTAACATAAGCTGCGGCAGTACCGTTGCTAAGATCGGCAATAACCGCCGCGCCAACGTTAGTCACATAAAACTCAAGCTCTACCGCCGAGTTCATATAAAACGGTTGAGACACCTTATGAATACGAATAAACTTATTGATGGTCGATTTACCAGCTTGGGTAAAGGGAACAATGTTGCTATTCAAAGTTGCCGTTCCGTCACCGGTACCAACCCCAGTAGCCACAAACTGCACTCCCACGGTAGCCGATGAAGCTCCAATACTAGTCCAGTTAGTGCTGCTGCCCACGGTCAAAATAGTGTAAGTCAATCCAACAACAAAAGATCCGGCGCTCACCGTCGTAGACTGATAGTTTCGAAGCTCACCTACCACCAACCAACGGGGCCAAAAATCCGTAGCCTCATAAGCTATCTTTGCCCGTCGATTAATATACTCGGTAATCTGCGTCTGAGCATTAGCATCTGGCGCAGGAATTCCACATAACGCCTTAATGCGATTGTAAATTGAGGTGTAAGTGACGGTAGCCATTAGAGTTTATTAGGGGCCAAATGTGGGAAATAGCGTTGGTAATCCCGAATGAACCCCTTGTTATGCAATGCCTGATGCCCGTACTTCTTTCTCATATTAAACCATTCCCACCCCGGAGTTACCGCTACACAACGAAGATTTTTAAACCCAAACTTCTGGTTTTCCTTAATCTTATCGGCTTCTTGAGCGCACAACTTTTCACGTTGATTTTCCCAAGCCTGTTTTAGAGCAATTCCGGTAGTGATCTCGCGCATTAAGGCGCGGTCAATCTCACCATCTGAATATTTCGGAAGTGCTGTAATGATGTTCATAAAAAAGCCCGTGTGGCATTGTACCACACGGGCTTTTGATAAGCACTAGGTGCTATTAGGCAATCACGCGAATCTGGCCGTGAGCCAGCGGGGAAAAGACCTGAAGGGTCGCCGCCGCATCCACGAAGCCTTTCTCACCGCCACCCGCATTGGGAACCCGGGTGGAACCCACGCTCATTAGCTCAGCAACGCCAATGTAGTTGGGATTGATGATGTAGCCACGGTTGGCATCAGGCAAGCAAGCCGGGTTGCCATTGATCACCGAGATAAGACCAAAGTCACTATCATAGGTGTTCACCGCAAACGTAATCTGCTTGTCCTCTGCCATTTGGTTAACGTGATAGACGTTCTCGTTGGTATTGCCATCAGAACGGGCAAATCCGCTGACAACACGACGCAGAGCCGTACCCGCAATCAACGACAGGGCATCCACATTTCCGGTCTGGGAAAAGATGGAGGAAATAAGGCCGTTGAAGGCATTTTCAGTCAGGGTGCCGCTGCTGTGGATGGACGCCGCCGGGGTACGATAGGCCGCAGGAACGTCAGCGCCGGGTGCGGCCTGAAGCCACAGACCCAGACCACGCGCCTCATAACGGGTCGAAGCACCATCTTCTACCGCACGATCATCGTCCGAGCAGAAGGTGAACTCCACATCCCGCTTCAGTTCACGGATGGCCTTAGATTCGGCCTCCGCAAGCTTAGCTGGACCAACCGACTCCACAGCCTGCTGAAGCTGGCTGACCATAAAATCACGCCGGAAAAGTTGGATGTAGTTACCCAAACGAGCCCGGTTAGTGAATTTATCGGTGTAGGTCGAAATATCCGCACCTTCCTGAATGCCAGTCTTAGACGGCGCAGCCAGCGCATCTACAGTCCACTCGTTGTAGGTAGCAGTAGCCTTGCTCTTACTAGCAAGAGAGGTCAGCGGTGTCTCCTCGGGAGCGAGGACCGTTAGAACGTCCGTAAGGTCTTCACGGTTAGAAATGGCCGAAGCATTCGTGCCATTGGTTTTGCTATAGGTGTTAGAAAATGCCATTGTAGTAGTAGATTAAGTTCGAGAATATTGAAGAGCACGGATAGCTTTGAAGTCCTTATAAGTTCCGCTTTTGTTAAAGCGCACGGAAAGGTCATTCAGGGCCTTAGACTGACGAGCCTCAGGCTTTGAGGATTCTGCGCCTTGGTTTACTACAGGAGACGGGGGAGAAAGCCGGGTTGTTGACTTTGTATCAACAGGACGGCGACCATACAGGCTGTTAGCTGCGTGGGCTAGCAGATAGGGTAGCTGGGGCGCAAGGTCGGGTAAAAGCTTTTCAACCGCCTTGAACTTATTATCGTTTACCAGCACTTCATACTGCTTGCGGACATCATTGTCTTCTCCCTGTAGCCAAGGAAGTTCGGCTTTCGCCTTCTCACTCAGGACTTGTTTCATTTCAGCCCGGTTCTTTGCTAGCTGAATCTGCTTTCCCTGATCGGGAATGTAGACATCCCTAGCCTTACGGGCGCGTTTTACAATCTCCCTGAGTTCACGCTTGGTATATTCCTTGCCGCCTTCGTTCGTCACAACGTCGTCGGCACCGAGGTCTTCGGCTCTATCAAGCCGTTCCTCTGCCCATTCCATCACCTCAGATAGTTCCTGATATTTGGCATCAAGACCATCCTTGGATTCGATGTTAGCGTAGGGATTATCTTTTACCTTCGCTTCGAATGAGGACTCCTCGCGCTTGGCAATCTCTGCTTTAAGAGCTTCCAACTGTTCCTCGGCAGCTTTACGCTTTGCTGTGAGTTCTCCAAAACGGGCCACAGCCTTACTGCCGAGTTTCTGCGAAAGCTCCTTTAGCTCCGCTTCACTCATAGACTCCAAGTCGTAATCCTTTGAAAGAACCTCTTGGTCTTTGGCGGGCTTGGGTTCCTCAGGATTTAGCGAGGGCTCTTCTTGCTTCGCCTCCTCCTTTGGTTCCTCTGGCTCGTTAGGGACCACCTCTGTAACCTCTTCCTTTGGTGCGTCCGGCGGATTTGTCGCCTTAGCAGCCTCAGTAAAGGCTTTATATCTCATAGCGATAAGCTCGCTATTCGATATATTCTTGCCCACAGGTTTTTGGTCGGCCCCTGCGTTAGCCGATTGGACTTCGTTTGACATTATGGGTGCCGTCTTTACGCCACGGGCATTGCGAGGCCCGCAGTTTAACATACCCAGTTAATGCTTTAACCGGGTAAACCTTGCGCCTTACGCATCCCGCGCCTAATCAAAAGCTCCTGATAGTTACAAAGATTTAAAAGCTCGTCGTAAACCTGTATCTTACCGCTAATTTCTCTCACTCTTCCGTCAGGTGCTCGGGCTAAGCTAGAGATAGCCAACTCACGGCCTGCCGCAACCCAGTCCAGAAAGTCCAGAAATTGCTCTCGCTCCCCAAGAAACCTAATCTGCTGCTCTAAAGGGTGCTTCTTGCTGCCAAATAAGTTCATTGATTGATCGTCTGGGTCTCGACCCCGCCCATTTGGGCGGGAGTAGTACCCAAACGACCAATTTCAGCGTTCTGCTGTTGGGTCAAGGCAAACTGATACTGGGCGGTGTACTTTTCCAGCCGGGTACGAAACGCCTCATCCTGCTGTAAACGCGCTATAACATCCTGCTGGGCAACGTATTGCTTTATAACCTCAAGCGCAATCTGCGCCCCATTGGGTCTGGCACCAGCCTCAATTCCCGCGTAAATCTTAGACAAATCATCCGTGACCAACTTGACTACTTGCTGCTGTGCTTGTTCAGCGGGTTGCAGGAAGGCATCCGCCATAATGGGATCGATCTGGGTGGCACTAATCTCAAGCAGCGCATCGACGTTAATACGCCCATTACGGTCAAGCTGGAGGAGGTTGACGAACTGACCGAGCCGGTTCTCGACCGTTTCGGGGTCGTTGTTCAGCACATCAAAGCTAATCTTGATGTCAAAGTCCTCGTCGGGGTTGCCCTTGTCAAAGCGCATAGGGTCCGCGACCCCGGTCACGCGGAAGAACATCTGGTCCGGCCCAAACCGCTGGTAGGACTTAAAGCAAGCCTTTAACACCTCTTGCGCGTGATGGAGAAACTTATTGACCAGAAATTGCTGACGAATCTGGCTGATGGGATTGTCGGTGAACAGGCCGACAATCTTGTCCGCCGCATCAATCATCGTCTTCTCCATCTCCACCGAGCCCGGGTTGTAAGGAGGCACGGGTCCAAAGGTTATGTCACCCGCCCGCCGCATAGGCACAAAGCGCCCCGGCCCCCAGTCGGAAGGAGGATTCCCCGGCTGATGCATAATTGGAGGCAGGGTAGCCAGACTATTCCGATCTACGCGGCTGTCCCGCTCGGCCTTTACCTGATCCTGCGGCCCCTTTAGCAAGTCC